GGCGAAACGGGAAATATGAAGAAAAACCAACCGACATTACTAACTGAAGGTTGTATCTAACTCTGGGGGCAGGTCACGGTAACCGCAGTTGTTCAGCCGGCGATCCGCTACATCGAGCGTGACAACGACGGCAACAAAGCAACAAAGGATTACCCGCTGCTGGTGGATGTTCCCGTCGTCTTTCCTCGTGGTGGCGGCTGTACGCTTACTTTTCCCGTTAGCGAAGGCGATGAGTGCCTGGTTATCTTTGCTGACCGCTGTATTGATTTCTGGTGGCAGAGTGGCGGGGTACAGGAACCAGTAGACGGCCGCATGCATGATTTGTCGGATGCATTCTGTATCGTGGGCCCACAGTCGCAGGCGAAGAAAATCAGCGGCATCAGCACCACGTCCGCGCAACTGCGTACCGACGACGGCACCGCATTCATTGAGGTGGCCGCCGGAGGGGATATCACTGCCACTACGACCGGCAACGCGACTATTAACGCCCCGGAAATCATCCTTAACGGCAATGTGACGATTAACGGCAACCTGTCGCAAGGAATGGGTGAGAGAGGAGGCACGGCCACGATGCACGGCCCGGTCACCGTAACCAACGATGTGACAGCAGGCGGTAAGAGCCTGATGACGCACACGCATGGAGGGGTTGAGCATGGTAACGACAGCACCGGGGAGCCTGAATAATGCGATACCGACGTGAAGATGATGACGGTGATTACACCTTTGGTCAGGGCGATGATACCTGGCTGGTGAATTCTCCTGAGGCCGTCGCGCAGGCCATTAAAACGCGCTTCCTGCTCTGGTATGGTCAGTGGTTCCTCGATACCACAGAGGGTACGCCGTGGATTCAGTCCGTACTCGGAAAGCAACGACCCGAAACCTACAATCTGGCTATTCGCCAGCGCATTCTTGAAACACAGGGCGTCAGCTCTATTACCGCATTCAATACTACCGTTGACGGCCGCACGCGCCGTGTAACGTTTACAGCAACGGTAGAAACCATTTACGGGACAACCACAGTAACCTCGGAGGCGTAATGTCTTTGGACCTCGATACACTCGGCTTATCGGCAACGGTAACCGCTGAGGGGATAAGTGCGCCCGATTATCAAACAGTACTGGATACCATAACGGGATATTTTCAGCAGATTTACGGCAGTGATTCCTATCTCGATCCCGACAGCAAAGACGGACAGATGGTGGCGCTGGTGGCTCTGGCCATTCACGATGCCAATAACACCGCCATAACAGTTTACCGCTCATTTTCCCCGTCGACGGCACTGAATGACGCACTGACGAGCAACGTCAAAATTAACGGTATATCTCGCCGGGCTGCGACAAATTCTACAGTCGATGAATTGCTGGTGGGCGAGCCAGGAACGATCATCACAAACGGTTCTGTTAAAGATACTAACGGTATCATCTGGAACTTTCCTGCACAGGTGGTGATCGGTATTGATGGGACGGCGATTGCTACAGCTACTTGCGGCACTTCGGGAGCAGTTGCTGCGTTGGCGGGTTCAGTTAATAAAATTAATACCCCGACGCGAGGATGGGTGTCAGCGACTAACCCACTGGCGGCCACTGTAGGTGTCGCTGGTGAAACTAATGCTGAACTACGTGTACGACAATCTCAGAGCGTTGCGTTGACGTCTGTCACGCCATTTGAGGCTGTTGACGGAGCGATAGCAAATATTGATGGCGTAACGCGTCACAAGCTGTATGAGAACGATCAGGATACACCTGATGCTAATGGCCTCCCTCCACACTCGATAGCCGCCATTGTCGAAGGAGGTGACGCAACAGTCATTGCTAATACTCTTCGCGGCGTTAAAGGTCAGGGGTCAACACCATTTGGTAGTACGGTAATTATTGTTCCTGATAAGTACGGAAGCCCTCACCCTGTCGGATTCTCACGACCAGTTGATGTGCCTGTTTTTGTAAAAATCACCATCAGTCCTCTGACGGGTTACACCTCGCAGGTAGGGGACGAGATAAAAGCGGCCGTGGCTGCTTATATCAACTCGCTGGCAATTGGCGCCAGTGTCCTGCTGAGCCGCATTTACTCTCCGGCAAATCTGGGCGTAGTTAGCGGCGGAAATTCCAGATACTACGACATTACCGAATTGCTGATTGGTACATCTTCGGCAGGAGTGGCAGCGACCAATATCGTAATAGCTTTCGATCACTCTGCATCCTGCAGGGTTGCGGACATTAATCTGGAAGTGTCTGTATGAGTAAATACACAGACAGGATAACGAACTATCACGCAGGGAAACCTAAGTTTTTTGCACACATTGACCTCTCCACGCGACCGTTAATCGACGTTTCAGCCGCAATGACAGGCATGATTCAGGATTTCGACATTGATACCGCCATCGGCCAGCAACTGGATATTTTGGGTGAATGGATAGGCCGCAAGCGCAGGGTCAGGACGCCTATCTCTGGCGTGTATTTCTCGTGGGATACAGAAAAACTTGGCTGGGACCAGGGCGTCTGGCAGGGACCTTTCGATCCTGATGATGGGTTTCTTGACCTGAGTGATGAAGTTTATCGACTGGTGCTAAAAGTCAAAATTGCTATTAATAACTGGAACGGGCAGAACGACACATTGCCTGAGATTCTCGACAATGCCCTGACAGGATCGGGTATTCGTATGGCAATTGTCGATAATCAGGATATGTCCATTTCTATATGGATACTTCCTGACCCTACGATTGTTATCAGTGAAATTGACAGGATGATTCTCGATAGCGCAGTTAATAAGGGTCCATTCATCGCATTACCTCCCGGTTACGTTCCATCTCGTTATGACCTGAATCCCATCGATCAGGTTAATGCTGAATTATGGTGGGCTATCCAAAATGGGTATATGACTGTTAAAGCTGCGGGAGTGAAAGTGAGGGAAATACAGATGCCGTCAAATGGTGGTTATTCATTTTTCGGTTTTGATGTTGACAATGAATATATATCCGGATTTGACTCTGGTAACTGGGGAGAAGATTTATAATGCCTACCAATGATTTTAAAGCTTTTGCAACTGGAAACAGCGCAAACGTAATTTCTCAGGCTGATTATTTAGCCCTTGCTGCGTTAGTAAGCGGATTTTCATCTGGTAAAGCTTCTTCCGCGCAGGTGAACAAAGCTCTCAGGCAGGCCACTGTAATGGCTAATGTCCTTGCTCAGTTTATCGCGGACTCAGCAAATGTAGATGTGCTAGATGACGGTAATACAGCAGCAATTCTTTCTAACCTTAAAAATAGTATGCCTGGCCGCCTTTTGGGTGTGCAAGTTGTCACCAGTAGCGCGCTGATTACTAAATCAGCCGGTGCAAAAAAATGGCGCATCAGAGCTCTGGGTGCGGGGGCTGGAAGTTCTGCTGCTCCGGCTACCGCTGCTGGGCAAGTATCGATAAGTAATGGTGGCGGGGCTGGCGCATATGCTGAGGGTATCTACGACGTATCCGCATTATCATCGGCCACGGTGACGATTGGTAGCGGCGGTGTGGGGGGCACAGCAATTTCACCAAACGGAGGGGATGGCGGCACAACGTCCGTAGGTACTCTTATCTCAGCGCCTGGCGGCAAGGCGGGATTGCCAGCAGGACCGGCTAACCCTCCATTCCAGCCCGTGGCAAATACAAACTCAAATAGCCCGACAGGGTGGAATATTATAGGTACTTCTGGATCTGGTTCTGAGGCAGCCGTGGCTGTATCCACCAGTTACGCTGCCGGATCTCGAGGTGCAAATAGCCAGTTAGGGGTTGGTGGTTCTGTCCCGGCGATTAATACGCCTGCAAATACTGGTGGCGGTTATGGTTCTGGTGCATCTGGCTGTTCGAATGGTGTATCACAATCTTTGAATCCTGGAGCATCAGGTCGTGATGGGGTTGTTATTATTGAGGAGTATGCATAATGGATAATAATGCGTGGGCAGTTATTGATAGTGATGGCATTGTCGTAAATATTATTGTCTGGAATGGGACGGAGGAATGGCTGCCGCCAGAGGGGATGACCGTTATTAATTGTGGTGATAAGCCATTTAGCATAGGAGGAACATATAAAAATGGCATTTTCACTCCGCCAGCGTTAAGTGAATAATTTATTATAAAACCCTTGGTGAAACTATGACTCAATATAATACGGGTAATGCTGTCCCGTCATCAGACATGCCTGATGCATGGGACAATAACGCGACAATTGATATTTTTGTTAACTCACCCGATTTGAGTGTAACAACGAGAACCGGAATTGAGCGCGACACCATGGCCGGTATACAGCAAAAGTCTGCCGATCAACGCGAGCAAATAGCAACTGATGGTGCTGCTGTTGTCGAGGAAACTCGCCAGAACTTGATCCCACTCAGCAAGCAGTACATGACGATTGAGGCTGCGCAAGCGGATATCGCAAATATCCCCGTAGGTAGCACAACGTATTACCGTAGCCCTGATGACTCCGCGCTGGCTATCGAGGTCATGAATGTTGGCGGCACTCTGCAGCCTACCGGCCGCAAAATGCCGTCTCAGGCGGCTGTTGCCGCGAACACATCCGTAATTACAGGGTTGGATCTTGATCGTGTTGATGTATCTCCAGCGTCGCTGGGGACCGGCCAGTATTATCAGATCTCCACAGGGACAATCGCGACCACCACGGACACCAACTGGTCGGCGTGTGCGCCAGTTACTGTGGCAGGATATTCGCGATTAATTTTGTCTGGTTCGTTTTTGTATCGTGCTGCCGTCGCGCCAGTTTTGTTTATCGACTCCGCAGGGACCGTGATTTCTGTTCAGAGTCTGGGCATTCCCATGTCCTCGGATAATGTCTGGTCATCGCGCGCAGAGGTTCAGGTCGATATTCCCGCTGCCGCAGTCAGCGCGCTGATATCAACCTATGCCGAACCGGCTGTGGCTGTCTATGCAGCCGCGCAGGCTTTCCGGGAGTCAGGCGTTGCACTGTCGGCCAGTAAGACCAAGAAAAGAGTGCTGAACTGGATCGCGAACACCTATATGAATATCTCGACAGGTGCCCTGACTTCCAGCTCAGACACTTTCGCAGCAGCCCGTGTTCCCGTAGCACCAGGGGATGTCTTCACGCTCAGTTGCTCGCTGAAGGGTGCCCCGAATCAGATTCGCCTCATCGGCTTCTTTGACAGTAATGAAACCCTGATCGGTACGTTTTACCCAGGCACCGGGAGCGGCACGGTATCCACGATCAATAACCTGACATTCCGCGTGCCGAAAAACGCGGCGTCTATGGTGATTACTGCGTACTCCCCGAACTCGGCAACCGTGCTGCTGCAGGCTTCCGTTTTTGACCGTGCGGCGCTTGATATTCAGACTGCTGCCGACACCGCCGGAGCCCTGGCTAAGTCGTCTGTGCTGCCGTACTACAGCGGACGTTACTGGAAAAATACCAATGGTGCGCTGACGGTTGTAGCCGATCCGCAGTTTTGTGCGTTCTATCCGGTTCAGGTAAACGCGGGGGACGTCTACAGGATTAAATCAAACCTGCTGACCGGTAATCCGTCACTGGTTTCGATGGTGGTGTTTAAGGGGGCGAGCGGGGAACTGATCGGCTCCGCTCAGCCAGCTCCTGGGTCAGGAACATTTGCGGCCGCTGATATAACGTTAACGGTGCCAGCTGGCGCTGTGCTGATGCTTTTGACCGCCTACAGCCCGTACATTGATATTGCTTTCCAGGGCAGCGCAGTGGAAAAAATCGCATCATCTGTTGCAGGTCTTGCAGCTACCTTTTCCCAGCAGCTTTCCATAGGTTTCACAAAGGGAAGTTACTGGCACCCCACATCTGGCGCGCTGACCAGTACCACTGACCTTAACTGGCGAGCGTTCGATGCGATCCCTGTTAATGCCGGTGAGTCGTATCGTGTCATTGCGAGCGAATTTAGCGGAAGTATTTATGCCGTGGTTTTCAAAAATGCGGCTGGGGACGTCGTAAGTAAATCACAGCTTGGCCCAGGAGGTTCGGCAATCGTTGCCGTGGATGTTCCTGTTACCGTGCCAGCTGGAGCCACATTGATGTGTGTCACGGCCTATACGGATAACGTGACTGTTACGAAGAACATCAACTATAAAGCCGATCTGCGAAAAGAGATTATTCAAAGGGATTTCGAAAGTGGTTTGCGCCTGTTGTCGCCGAAAGGTCTGGACGGCTACTACTGGCACCAGAACACAGGCGTCAGGACGCTAATCACGAGCGACTGGGCGTATTTTTCTGTTGACCCGATCACGGTGTCTCCGGGGGAAGTGTACCGGATCATCTGTGCTGAGTTCTCTGGTAACCCGTCGAACGTGTACCTTGCTCTCTTCAAGGATACGTCCGGCGCCATCGTAGGCCGTAGCTACGCGGGGCCTGGCTCAGGTGTCCTTCAGTCCGTTGACACCAACGTTACGGTACCAGCTAACGCGGCGACAATGTGTATCACCGGGCACAGCAGAAACCTCCAGGTCATTAAAGCGGGAGGTATTGTCAGCAAGCTACCGGGTAACAGCCCGGCACAAACTACCGGACCACTGGATTACTGGAAGGGAAAAAAAATAGTCTGGCTGGGGACGTCAATTCCAGCCGGAAGCGGAACAAATGCTTATCCGTATATGCTGGCGCAGCGTTTAGGCGCTACGATTGCCAATCAGTCTGTTGGCTCATCACCCATCCGTGGCGGACTGGATGCCTTTGCCACTTCTGACGATCCTTATGGCTGGTCTGGAAGCTCTTATACCCGCGTCACCCGCGCTTTATCGCATTCCGTCGCGATCAAACAGTCTTTTATCGACGATTACGATTCGAAGTGGAAGAGCTTAGTCACGGGGGGCCCGGCGTCCCTGTCAGATACGGATAAAGCCAATATCCTTGGCTATTCGTACGTTAACAGGCTGGCCGGTAACCTTGACGCAGATCTGTTTGTCATCGATCACGGTATAAACGATTTTCTGTGGATTCAGGAGAGAGGGGGAGATGTTGCCAGTCTGCTGACGCCCACGGTCGATACCCGCAACATCAATACTTTCTACGGCGGCATAAATACGGTAATTGATTACATCCTGAGCCAGAATCCGCGTGCCCGCATTCTCGTTATCGGCTTTTATGAAAACGAACTGCGGCCACAAGTTTCTCAGATGCAGTTAAAATCTGCGCAGTTGTGGGAGTATCACATCGTGAAGCTGTGGGAGCGGACAGGCTGGAGCCAGCAGGTTTTAACCGGGACTGATGGCGCAGGGAAGACGCTCACACAATACTGGATGCCGGATAATCTGCACCCTCATTCTGATTCAACAGGGAAGGCAAACACGTTGCTGGCGAACATTCTCGAAATGGAAATCAGATCTGTTCGTTAATCCGTAACTTTCAGCAGCAAGCGGCTATCGTCCGGATTGATAGCCGCAACCTCTATTGATCTTCCCTTCAAACAAAACTACTGTATACATAAACAGTATTTATGGGAGCGCAGATCATGCTCAGACAGTCAGATATCAACAACGCCTTTCGGGGGTCAATCCTTCGTAATTCAAAGGGCTACCAGTACATTTACACCGGGGATTTTGTTTCCTCGCTTGTCGGCCGTGGAATCCATTTATCCTACTCAGAGGCTAATCGTTGGATAGAGCGCTATCAGTCGTGCTTTGCTGACAAAACCCCGGAGCATACAGAAAACCGGCTGTGGATTCTCCGCAACATGGGGAGGGTGATGTAATGACTGCCAGCTATTTTCCTTCACCTGCTGCTGATTATATTGAGTCTGCTCTGACTGTCACGGCCGCATGTGATATCAGCGCTAACTCTCAGGTTATTCAGACTGACAGAGGCTACGTAGTTTTAGATTTGTCGCTGAAAGTGACGCAGGGAAGCGTCGTTCTTATCCGCCTGGCTGGCGAACTGCAGTTTGCAAAATTGATGGGGCGTTCTTTTATCACTGTCGAAGGTGAATCGATTGAAGGAGATGCCATGGATGAGGTCGAAGTGCTCGGAGTCGCGACACATGCGATCAACGATCTGAGACAAGATAATAGCCCTATTTGATAATGATGGGCTCTGCCATCTGCGCTGATTAATTAGAGCATGATTAAACTCATTGCTAAGAGGATTAGCATGCAAACGAATATTATTGCCATTCCGAATACCGGTCTCCAGGGCCTCATAAAAGAAAAAACCCGCACAGAGAGGCGGGTGTCTAACGAGACTAATATGCTATATAAAAAACACTCAATTTACAAGGAATTGTGCCTGAGGTCCTATCCTTAGGCAAGGCAAAGATAAAATGTAAAAGTGAAGAAAGTATGAATAAGTTGTAAGGCGAGATGCTAAAGCAACAGTGCGATATAGAAGTGCTCGGAGTTGCAACGCACGTGATCAACGATATGAGGCAGGATGATAGCCCTGTTTAATGTGCCCTACCCAGTAGCCGTATGCAAGAGCTACCGGGTAGGGCTGATGCCTTTCGATCGGAGCGGCATCGCGAGCGATTGTACAGACCGATCAACGTACAAACCAGTCGTCTGCTGTCTCCCAGGCGTCTTTCAGAGTAGTCTCGACAAACTCCTTAGCGATTTCCTTATCGGTGGCCCACAAAACGCTCAGTCCATCAATACTGGCCGTTTTCACGATCACTTCAACGTCGTCATATTGCTTGCTGATTCGACGGGTCATTTCGTCTTTCAAGGCCTCCATTGACCCCTTTGGCATTTTCGCGGCTTTCTCTTTGGCAATGCTGATTTCTACACGCATGATAATCACCTTTGTGCTGGTTGAATATACAGTATTCAGCGAGAGATGATTACTAGTCAAATGGATTGTTTAGGTTTGTGAGTACATAATTAAGTACATATTTTAGGTAATTATTAATTGATTTTATTTTAAATCAGTTAGTTATAATTTTGTTCAAGTAATCTTCGGCGTAATCGCCCACCAGCATCAGAATCTTTTTGCCCATCTTATTCACTCCTGTATGAAGAAAGGTGTCTAAGATATAGCCTGGCGGGAGAGGGAATGCGAACCTGTGGATGAGGGACGGCTGGCGGGGCATGCCGATCTGGCGGCGATGCGGCAAATGAATCCGCAGCTGCAATCCATTGAGTCCTGGCTGGCGGGAACAGGACGCGTCGCTTTCGAACGGGCGCTGGCAATCTCTGCCGGCCGGGCCTTTAAGCGGTAAACCCGCTTTACCCGGCGCCAGGCAGGAATTAATGAGCGAGAGGTATTATTGTAAGCTCTGTTTTAATATATCTGCTGAATGAAATGCCGCTATTTCTTTTACGCTCAGCGCGACTCTATACGTTGTCCGGTTTAACCATCGATACCGGATATTTGGCAAGTATTATTTGTAAGTTTTATATTAATCCTGTCAGCCATTAATTATAGCCATATTAAAATCCACTACTGGACTTTTTTATGGCCGGTAAAGGATAAAAAATAATTTATTTCTTACGCCCCTGTTCGCGCGCGTTTCAGTATCCGGAACGACCAGTATTTGCGTTACATATTGATTTGCATCAATCAACGCTGCCTGTTCAGATATGAATTTAATTCACATTCCTCTGTCAGGTATACATCCTGCCTTTAATGTAAGAAAAGAGTTGTTATTACATACCAGCTTTGTTTGTCTCATGCGTTTCATTTTTACATTTGCCTTAAGATGCCTGAGGAAAGTCTTATAATGGACTTTGCAAC